AAAGCCGTTGTCAACCATAAACTCTAGTATAGCATAATGCTCTGGTATTAGTAAAGGTTCTCCGCCTGCAAAATATAATTCTTTAATGTGTTGTGACTGGTCTTTCATAGAATCGAGAAATGATCCTTTCTTATACCAAGTATAATCAAAATCTTGATCCCAACTTTGTTCTGCAATTAAGTCTTTGTTTTTGTATTTAGGTTTTTGTAGCTTCCATTCTTTAATCCAACTACTTGAATCATGTGGACTACACATTACACACTTTAATTGGCACAAGTTACCAAGGCGTAAATCAAAGTAAGGAATGTTAACAGGTAAGTTACCGTCTGCATCTGTTTGATCTACAATGCTATCAATATCTAAACGCTTTTCCCACACTTTAGTTTCCCATTGGCGCTTACTTACAATACCTTTTTCCTCTTCTGCAAAACATTTACGACAACTTGCAGGTACTTCGTCATTTAGCATTTGCAATCTTGTATTACGCATATGTTCACTGTTCCATACTTCTTCAATAGTATGGTCACGCATGTTCATAGCAATACCGTCCTTTTTAACAAGGCCTACTGTTTTGTCATCTTCAAGTCCAGCACCTGATGCATTAGCAGTACAACAAACTCTAACGTCACCATTGGGGCGTGTTGCTAAGTGTATCCATGGTAAAGGACAAAACGTCTTACGCATGTTCATGCCTTTCAAATTGTGCATTCATTTTATCAAAACTTCCACATTGTTTTGAACATTCTTTTAATCCTGTACTAGTCCAACAACTACTAATTTTATTAAAGAAGTTACTATCAAATATTTCTTTCAATGACTGTGTGTGCAAGTTAGGAAATTCTTTAATTTTTATCATATAATCTATTTTTGAATGGGCATGTTGTGGTAACCATTCTAAATCTAACCAACAGCACGGACTAACATTTCCATTAGCACTAATATACATTTGCTTATCTTCAACTGCTTTACAATTAATAGTTGGTAATGTTTCGTTCCTAGCTTTTTCTGCTGGTGCAATCATTTCTAAACTTTTTTGCGATGGTAATAGTGTATGTGTAACATTATAGTTGTCATCTATTACATCAAACTTACCATCTTTAAATCTTGTAGTATGCTTAATGCTAAATCCTTTAAAGCCTAAGTCTTTGCTTAACTGTTCACATGCATCTACTTGATGTTCATTGTGTTTGAATACTAACATATCCCAACGTGCATCACCACCTGCACCTATAAATGCTTGTGCGTTTTCTAAAATTTTCTCATAGTTTGTACTAATTCTATATAATGAATGAGTATCTCCTAATCCGTCAATACCAAATACAATTTTTACTCCTACATCTGCTAGACCCTTAAACCAATCTGTTGTTCTAGCACTTCCGTTAGTGTGCATTTGTAAAGTCATAAAAGGATTATGCTTACGTAGATATTGCATTATACCTAGTGTATCTTTGGCCATGATAGGATCGCCTAAGTTTCCGCACATACTAAGAAACTTTAATTGCTGTACAAAACTTATAGGAAACCATTCAGTAAACGTTTGGTAATTAATTTCTGTAAGATCTAATCCTTCAAGTAATGGCCCACCATGTAACCGTCTTGGACACATAGGACATTTTGCTTGACATTTCGAAGTTACTTCTAAATGTATTGCTGTTACGTCTTCGTAATTATACATCTTTTGTTCCTATGATCATAAATCTTTTATACTTTGTTAATTGTAATTCTTTTGCAACTTCAACATTTAACTTTGATTTCTTTACAAACTCGTCTAGCGTTTCGCTACAGTTAACATGTTCTTCTAATTCAGAATAGTTATTAGATTGTAAAACTATCTTTGTACCCTTTGGTATATTATTTAACCATTGCATATATTGTTCTGGTGTAATATGTTCGCAACTTGTATTAATAACAAAGTAAGGACTAGTTGTATATTCGTAACTACACATATCTCCTGTAACTGCTTCAAACATACCTTCCATTTCTTGTCGTTTATTTACTGTACTTGCAATTTTTTTACAAACAGGATCAAGGTCTACACTTATAATATGTTTAATACCAATCTCACTATTGAATAGCATATTTGCTAACACACCGTTCCAGCCACCATGTATAACAGCATTAGCATTACTAATTGTTTTAGCTTTTGCACTTAGAGATTCAACTAACCAAGTTTTAGACTCTAGTTGTCCACCCCAGAAACTTTCTAAGGTACGGCTTCTGTCATCGCTGTTGCGAATAGCGTCCATCCAAAACTTAATATCTTTAATATCTATTTTCATAATTCGTTTACTAATCTATCAAAAGCTTCTTGACCTAATATATGATACAATGATACAACTACAAATATAAACCACATTACCCAAAATACATAATATCCTAGTTTGGTCCAACCTAATCCTAATACCTTGTATACCTTTGGCATAGGAAGATACTTTTCAAGTAGTGTAGTAATATCCCATACAAATTTAAGCATAAAGATCCACATCACTGCTCTAACGTATTTGTTTTTTATATCAGACACTTTAAAGTTTGCTTGTGCTTCTTTTACTTTTTTATCGTGTGCCTTATAACGTTTCCATAAATTCTTCATTGTATTTCCTTAGGTATCTTATTGTCTGCACTACTAACACAAGTATCAGTTACACACTTAGATGGTGTCTTAAACAGCGTAAAACCGTCTTTAAGCGTACCTAGAGGTTCATCGCTACAACTATAAGCTCTTTTAACTTCATCGCCACGTATGATGCAACTTTGATATCCTGCATTGCAATTCCAACCTTTAAATTTGTTAAAGCCAAATGCATTTAATCTTTCTGCTTGATCTAATTCGTATGTTACTCCTTGAGCATCTTTGAGCCTGACTTGAGGAGTGTCTTGCTCTGATTCTGTTTGGAGGATTTTTGTTTGTTCTTCCGTGTAACCACTGACCACAAATGACGCAGTTGGGTCGCTTTGTGGCTTAAGAGTGACATGTATTCCTCTATCAATAAATCGTAAACTTCTTTCATAATATTCCTTCCATAGATCGGGTACCATAACTTGATTGATTGTTACTAGTACTCCTGCTTTCATAAGTTGTAAACACTTGTCTCCAAACTCTTGTTCGTTTGCAAACTCTGCATGGAAACTTGCTGTAATACTTCTACGTTGTAAACCTTTAGTTGCTTCTAACCAATTGTTCCACCATTTACTTCCTGGGCTTAGGTTTGTAGTCATATGCAAACTTTGATATTCGGGTGTTGCATCACTGCAATAATACTCTATAAGTTCCCCAAACTTTTTGTATGCTGTTGGTTCGCCGCCGCTAAAACTAAAATGAAATTGTGTAAAGCCATTATCTCTTGCTTGACGTTTTATTTCATCAATAGTATTTTTATAAACATCTAATTCTTCATGATCTGGTTTATCTGTGTTTGCATAAGGCCAACAGTAACTACATTTATAATTACAAAATCTTCCAAGGATCCAGCTGACATTGAACAACGGATTGTCTAACATTGTTTTCTGTCCTACAGATACTATTTTAGTAAACGGAATCTTTTGCAAACTGTTCTCCTAACCATTCAAAATTATTTATTAGCCCCAAATCAGAGCCGACACGAAGGCCAAACTGCATGCCAGCATTAGCACCTCGTAACGCATGTCCACTATGTATTCCATGAGCATGAGTAGTCCAAGTTTTAAGTCGTTCATTTGTTTCTTCCTCTAGTTGTCCTTGTATTGTTTTACTTGCCAGCTTTGCACATTCTCTAAACGCACCACGCCATGTACTCAATGGATCTGTGTTGAACGCAGTAATGTTACTAACCTCTGGCATTGCTTTAAATTTGTCACTAATACTAGTAGTCATATCATTTGTTGTAGTGTCCATCTTTAGTGTAAGCATACGTGGTAATAACTTAACACCACCATATCCGTATTCTAATCCGTTGATAGGATTCTTTGCTCTCCATACATGAACACAATCTAAATCATAACTACTAACTTCGTGATCAAATTTAAAATCGTCTACTATCTGAGCATCACCATCTACAACCCAAAACATTTTTGTAAAACATTTTTTAGCACCTGCTACGTGTGCTTGGTGAATTCCTTTAACATCTTTAACACGCTTTGCCATTGGGTATTGTTGTTTAAGTTTATCCCAATTACTATCAGCGTTTGCTTCACCATAACTTATAAAAACAATATCATACATTTATTTTTGTAATCCGTTAATTATTGGTTCAAGATACTCAGCTAATTCTGCATGTACAGTTCTGTCCGGATGACAATTATCAGGAAACTTATCATGCTGTTGCATAGTCTTAATTGTTTTTTCGTAGTCATCTACAATAGATGTAAATTCTGTTTTTTCTCCTTCGGGTATTTTAGGAATACCTAATTCTGGTTTTTCTCTAGCAAACAACCGTAGACTGTCGCCTGCATCTTCTGTTAAATCTGGTCGACGTCTGCGTAAATGATTTATAGTTGGCCAACTACTTAACAAAGGTATATCATGTCCTAGTAGTGTTGACATCCAATCTTTTACTACATGTTTTGCGAAGGTATAGTTTGTAGTATCTACCTTACTCCAACCTTCAATTATTATCCACGGTATATTAGTTTCATCATAGATACGTTGGGCACCATCCATTGCAAGTTTTAGCAAGATATCGTTTAATTCTTTAATACTTTTTGCATCTTTAATTGCACTATCACGTTGCTTGTAATATTTTTCAAGGTCGTACAATCCTGCTTCTGGAGGCCATTTAGA